TGTACTAAATGATGGTAATACTGCTGTAAAACCTAGAGCTGAATTTCAAGCTGGCTCTTCTGTTAAAGCAACTGATCTAAATAATAACCAAACACAAGTTCTTAGATCATTACAAGAACATAACGATCAGTTAATACAAACATATGATATTGAAGACAATGCTGTAACAGGTGCAAAAATATCATCTGATCTTGGTAGTAAAAATATCACAACAACTGGAACTTTAGGTAGTGGCAACATAACAATCACAAGCTCTGCCCCACGAATAGATCTTATTGACAGTGGTGATAATCCTGATTATTTCATCGCTAATACTGGTGGAGGATTTGGGATAACTGATAGTACAAATAGTGCAGTAAGATTTTTAGTAAATCCAGACGGTCATATTGATATGCCCGGAAACGTGGATATCGGTAGTGTTGATGTAACAGGCAATACAACTATAGGAGGCACTTTAGGAGTAACAGGTGATACTTCCTTGGGTAGATTAGACGTATCGTTACCAGCCACCTTTAATCATAATGTTACATTAGGTAATGCACACGCAGATGCAATAGTTTTTACAGGCAGTGTAAATAGTAATATACTACCTACTACTGCTAATGCGAGAGACTTAGGATCAAGTACTTATAAATGGAGAGATATATATGTAGGTGATATTAAAGGTGATTCTATTGTTACCTCTGGTACATCTACCAGCGATAGTAAAGTATATTCTGCAAAACGATCTGATGAGTTATTCCAAACACAAGCTGAAGTTGATACAAGAATAGTAACTTTAGTAGATGAAGTTGGTGGTTTTGTACCGATAGTAAACGAAACAAGCTTTCCCGCAACTAACCCAGATGTAAATGATAGTGACGGTACAATAGTTTCTGTTGGAGTGTTAAGTGCTACTTATACAGCAGATACTGTTATTAATACTGGAGGTAAGGTAACTATTACAAATGGTGCTGGTACTGGAAATAATGTAACTATTACTCATTGCGGTCTCGGTAAAGTTTTAGGTATAGGTATGGGTTTGTTAGTAGAAACTACAAGCACATTACATACTTATAAGTTTCACAGGTTATTAGCGAAAGCAGCTGATGTTGCAGACGTTGCTGGTGTTGCTTCGAGTATTCCAACAGTTGCTTCTAACGTAACCTCTATTAATGATTTTGCTGATAGATACCGTATAGCTACAAGTGATCCTTCAAGTAACAATGATGTAGGTGATCTTTATTTTAACTCTAGTACTAATCAATTAAAAGTTTATACTGGTTCTGCTTGGCAGGAAGCAACCTCTTTAAATGTTGCTGGTGGTGCAATTTCTGGTGATATAACTTTTAATGATAATACAAAGTTAAAAGTAGGTAATTCTACTTTAGAAATATTTCACGGTAGTAATACCCAAACAGACGCCAATTATCAAAATACACACGTAATAAGAACTACCAATGCAGAGACTTTATTAGTTGAAGTAGCTAACGGTTCTAATGGAATAGCGTTTAATCATAGAACTGGAACTGGAAATTTACAGTTTGAAAATATGCTTACGTTAATTCCTAATGGTCAGGCAAGTTTCTACTATGATGGAAGTTTAAAAGCAGAAACAAGAAGTGATGGGTTTGAAATAAAACAACATCTTACTATGGGAGACAGCGATGAAATTCGTTTAGGAAATAGCGGAGATCTAAAAATCTATCATGATGGAACGGATTCACATCTTGTAAATAATACAGGAGATCTATTTATAGATTGTATTGACACTAATTCTGATGATATTCATATCAGAGCAAAGGATAATGTTTTTATTAAGCCAGCAAGTGGTGAAGAAGGAATTAAAGTTTTAAGTAATGCGGCAGTAGAACTCTACTATGACAATGTAAAACAGGTTCAAACTTTTAGCTCTGGATTAAATTGGCAAGATAACAAAAAAGCTGAATTTGGAAATAGCGGAGATCTAAAAATTTATCATAACGGGTCTCATAATTATCTTGATAGCAGTAATGGTAATATCTATTTAAGGGTTAATAGTACAGAAAATGCCATTAAATGTACGAAAAATGGAAATGTAGAAATTGCATACGATGGCAGTAAAAAGTTAGAGACAACAGCTGATGGCATAACAGTCCAACAAGGTATTAATGTAAGAGGCATTGAAGGCGGTTCTGCTCAAATACGTTTAATAGCCGATGAAGGAGATGATAATAATGATGTGTTTAGGTTCGTAGTAGAAGATGGTGGTACTGGTTTTAAAATACAAAATTATGATGGTTCATTTAACGATAGAGTAATAATAAATTCATCTGGAAAAGTAGGTATAGGTACAACAAGCCCTACTGGTGGAAGATTACATATTGCACATGGTAATGAATTTGGGTTATATACTATTGGTGGATATAATTTTCAAGCTAAATTTGAATCTTCTGATGCTGAAGCTGCAATAGTTATAGAAGATAGTAACAGTACTAATGATGGAAATAGAATAGGTGTTATTAGTGATGCAATGGCGTTTACGACTGCCAATTCAGAACGCATGCGTATAACTTCGTCTGGAAACGTAGGGATAGGTACAACAAGTCCTGTAGCTACAGCTTCTAATTATAATAGTGCTGCATTACATATACATCAAACAGATAGTACCAGTGCGGGTTCACAAATACATTTAACTAATGGAGCTACTGGAGCCGCAGCAGGAAACGGTGCTCATATCTCTATGTGGTCTGATGATGATCTTTATATTACTAACCAAGAAAGTGATGGAAGAATAAAATTTGGAAGTGGTGGTAATGCTGATGTATTAGTAATTAATCATGACGGAACCGTTACTGTAGACTCAATCCTTGTTGGTCAAGGTGCAAACTCTGTTGCTGGTAACACAGCTCTTGGAGAAAGTGCTTTAGATGCTGCTGTTACAGGTGGTAATAATACTGCTGTAGGTTTTGAAGCATTAACAGCTAATACAAGCGGTGAGAATAACACTGCTGTTGGCAGAAGATGTCTGGACACTAACACTTCTGGGCAGAGTAATACAGCTATCGGCTCAGGAGCTTTAGATAGTAATAGCACAGCTAATAATAATACTGCTGTTGGTACTTTTGCTCTATTAACCAACAACGCAAGTGATAATACTGCGGTAGGTAAAAATGCTTTAAGACTAAACACAACTGGAACAGGTCATGTAGCTATCGGTGCTCATGCTTCAGATGCAATTATAACCAATAATTACACGACAGCGGTTGGTTATAATGTGCTAACTCAAAATACGGCAAGTAATGTTGTAGGTGTTGGAGCGTATGCATTAACTGCTAATACTAGTGGTGATTATAATACTGCTGTTGGATATTCTGCTTTAGAATTAAACACTACTGGAGATAAAAACGTATCCGTTGGTCATAAAGCTTTAGAAGCAAATACTACGGCTAACAATAACACTGCCGTCGGTACTGCTGCATTAAAGGCAAATACTACAGCAAGTGACAACACCGCAGTAGGTATGGACTCTTTAGCATTAAACACAACTGGAACTAGAAATACTGCTGTTGGATCTTTAACTTTAGATGCTAATACAACAGGTAGTGATAATACAAGTATTGGTCAATATGCGTTATCAGAAAACACAATAGGGACAAGAAACACTGCGGTTGGTACTAATTGTTTAGATGCTAATACAGAAGGTGATTATAATACTGCGGTCGGTTATTCTGCTTTAGGTGCAAATACAATAGCTAATTATAATACTGGTCTCGGTTATGCTTCTTTAAATGCAAATACTCTAGGGGTAAGAAATACTGGTGTTGGATATGGAGCAGGGGATGCAATAACAACAGGTTCTTATAATGTAGCTGTTGGAATGGGCTCAGTAGGTGGTCTTACCACTGGAGAGTACAACACTGCTATTGGTTATGAATCATTGCACGCAGCAAATAGTACGGGTAGTAATAATACAGCACTTGGTGCATATGCATTATACAAAACTACGAGTGGAGGAAACAATACAGCGGTTGGTATTAATAGCTTATTTGAGAATACAACTGGTGGTGCAAATACTTCCCTTGGCAGAAACGCTATGCAAAAAAACACCACAGGTGAAAATAATGTTGGAGTAGGTAATTCAGCTTTACTAAACAATACGACAGCCGAGAAGAGTGTTGCAATAGGAGTTAATGCTTTACTTAATTCCAAAACTGGTAATCAAAACGTAGCTATTGGTTATAACACACTTCAAGCTGAGGATTCAACAGGTTTTCTTACAGCCGTTGGCTCTCAAGCTATGTATAAAAACGACGGTGGACAATATAATACTGCTGTAGGTCTTTCATCCAGTTACCATAATATTACTGGTAATAACAACACAGCTTTAGGTTACGCTTCACTTCATAATAATACTGGGAACCAGAACGTAGCTATTGGTTCTCAAGCTATGGCTCAATCAACAAATACTAGCAATAATGTTGCTGTTGGGTATCAAGCACTAACTACAAATAGCACAGGAGCACAAAACGTTGCGGTTGGTAAAAATGCTTTAGCAAATAACACTACAGCACATAATAATACTGCGGTTGGGTTTAATTCACTAGGAGAAAACACAACGGGTGCGGATAACGTTGCTTTAGGTAGAAACACACTAGACGCTTGTACTAGTGGTGGTAATAACACTGCATTAGGTTCTTATGCTTTAACTGAGCTGACAACCGGTTCTTTCAATGTTGCTGTAGGTGTTGGATCATTAGCTTCAGCTACAACTTCTGGTAATAATACAGCTGTTGGACAATCTACTCTTAATTTATGTACAACTGGTTCTGAAAACGTTGCGGTTGGAAGGCTTGCAATGGAGGCCACTACTACTGGTAATAATTCACTTGGAATCGGGTATTCTGCCTTACGGGCTATGACTTCTGGTACAGGTAATATTGCTATAGGAAATTATGCTCTTGATGCGGTAACAACTGCTGATAATAATTTAGCACTCGGTAGAAATGCTTTAACTGCAAACACATCAGGTGAACAAAATATAGGCATAGGAAATTACACTTTAGATGCTAATACAGAAGGTGATGGAAATACTGGTGTAGGTTATAACTGTTTGTCGAGTAACACAACTGGAGATGATAACGTTGCTATAGGTCTTGATGCTTTAGAGGATAATACAGAAGGAAAAAGAAATGTAGCCGTTGGTGTTTTTGCTTTAACTAACAACACTACTGGTGATAGTAACACTGCTGTCGGTTATAACTCACTAATTGCAGCAACAACTGCTGATAGTAATGTTGCTGTTGGTTTAAATAGTATGTATAGTACTACATCAGGAGATGGTTGTACAGCTGTTGGTGCTGCTGCCTTATTTGGTAATACTACTGGAACTGATAATACAGTTGTTGGTGCTTTAGCTTTAACTGGCTGCACAACTGGTACACAAAATAATGCTGTTGGATATGAAGCTCTAAAAACTATAACAACAAATAGTCAATGTAACGCTTTTGGTGCATTAGCATTAACCAGTTACTCATCAGCAACTGGAACATGCAACGCGTTTGGACAACAGGCTTTACAAGACTGTACAACAGGTGGTGCAAATAGTGCTTTTGGACATGACGTTTTAAGAGAATGTACTACTGGTGATAGTAACACTGCTATGGGTCATGCTGCTTTACAAAGTAGTACCACTGCTGATCATAACACTGCGTTTGGAAGATCTGCTTTAACGTCATGCCAAACTGGAGATAGCAACACTGCTGTAGGTTCTCAGGCTTTAGATCATGCGACTACCAGTAAATTTAATACCGCAGTTGGCTATAACGCATTAACTGCTGTCACTACTGGTGATGGAGCTAACACAGCTGTAGGTATGGGTGCTGGTGATATTATAGTTACTGGTACTGAAAATGTAATAATTGGTAGAGGTTCAAATCCAAACAGTACCACAGCTAATAAACAATATGTATTTGGAAAAAGTTTAATAGGTAAAGGTGATGATACTGCTTTTATAGGTGGATCAAACGGAGCTTACCAAGAAAACAATAGTTCAAGTTGGACAACTACTTCCGATCAACGTATTAAGAAAAATATTGTAAATAACAATACTGGATTAACAATCATAGATCAAATACAAGTAAAGAACTATGAGTATAAGACAGAAGATGAAATAAAAACAGACAACCCAGAATTAACAGATGTAGTTAAATCTGCCGTTGTAAATAAAACTGGCACTCAACTAGGAGTAATCGCTCAAGAACTAGAAACTGTTTTAGAAAGTGCTGTTACAACAAATTCTGATGGTATAAAAACATTGCAAACTGACGAACTGTTTTGGCATATGCTAAATGCAATAAAAGAACTATCCGCAAAAGTCACAGCTCTTGAAGCTAAATAAACAACTAAACAACTTTAAAACAAATGACTGAAAGAACAACTCAAGAAATTGCACAAATCTTCACAGCTGCTGGAGATAGTGTAACTTTAATAAACACAAGTACATCTGCTGCTGATGGCGAAACAGACGCGGAATGGAAAGCTCGTATTAAACGTAATGTAGAGCATCTTGAAATCATCAAGGCTTACAAAAAAGAAGATGATACAACCTCTATCTGGACATCAGAAGATTTTACAGCTATTGATAAAGCAATAGTTGACGGTAAAAAAGTTTATTCTTAAATCATGGCAATTGAAAACATTTGGCAAGTAAACACTCTTGAAAGAGAACTAGCAGACGGTTACGTCAAAAAAGTTATATACCGTGTTAAAGGTATGGATGATGGCGTAGAAAAAACACGAGCTACTGGTGAAGTAAACTTGGAAAAACCTAAAACACTTATACCTTACGGTGATTTAACTGAAGAAGTTGTTTTAGGTTGGGTTAAAGATAAATTAGGTAGCGAACAGGTTACTGGAATAGAAAAGGCTATAGAAGAACAAATAGTTCTTATTAATACTCCTAAAACAGCTACAGGTATACCTTGGTAGAAATACCTAACTTTCCCACTATAGAAACTCCATCAATACCTCTTCCAACAGCAGATGTTCCATCCTACACTCCGCTGGTTGTACCTCCGAGCGATCTTCGCGAACCAAAGGGTACGCAACCAGCTACCACCAAAACGACTGAACAACCGTCCACTTTAAAAATACCTGTTATCAACTTTGATGTACCGTTACCTACAACAGATACAATAGTTGTTGCTGGATATGCAGCCGTATCTGCTGTAGCAGTAACTACTTTTGCTCAACCGTTTTTTGACACCATCAAAAAGAAACTACAAAAGTTTATGCAGTCTAAAATTGATAAATGGAAGAACAAAAAAAGAAAAGTATCTTTACAAAAATAAAAGAGGGTATAGATGATCACGATGAGCAAATGGCTATACTAGCTGCAATTGTGCGGCTAACTGTAGTCATTTGGTCAGGATTTATTATTACTTTAAACTATGTAGAGATACCGATGGTAAAGAAGTCAGGCAACAGCGATATCACGTTCGTGGCCAGCGTCTTTACAGGAGCACTCGCTACGTTTGGGTTAACTACAGGAAAATCTAGCAGCAGTAAGCCTCCTACATGCCCTATGGCAAAGAAACAAGATACACCAAAAGCATGAAGAAATGGATTCTTCTCTTAGCCCTGTTGTCACCCGCAGTTGCAAGAGCAAACACTGTCACGCCCCAGTTTACAACAGGGTCTATGAACAGTACAACCACGACAACACAAACTATAACAGAAGTTACCCAAAAGCAAATATTTGGAGCCGCTGTGTCCACATGGTCAGGCAACAACGTTACACCATCAGCGAATATATCTGGTGCTGAAACAACCTTTTCAGTGACAGATAACACTTTACCATGGACACTAGAAACAACAACCAGATCAGCTGGCTTAGTAGAGCAATGGGATACAACAACAAACTACACCATAAACTCCACTACTACTTCGCTCTCTGTCTTCTCACAGTAAGCCCAGTATTAGCAGAAGGAGATACTAACAATAATTCAAATCCAGTAGCAGCAGCTACAGGTAACGTGACTAATCAAGCTGTACAGTTTCAAAACAACGGTGCATCGTCACGCCAGTCATACGGCCCGAACATATCATGTAACGGGTCAACTATGACGTTTAGTCCTTTCTATATGGGTAATCATACTAACCCCTACGCAGCAGATGAAGATACACGAAACTTGTATCCTTCTAGCTATCAGCTAAATGAGAACTGGGGGTTTCAAATTAACTTTATGGTTCCCTTAGATAAGGAAGGTTACAGACAATGTAAACGGATAGCCAAACGTCAGGAAGAAAAAATGCAGCTAGACTTTGAACTCGTAAGAGCGTTAAAGTGTGCAGAGCTGCAACAAAGGGGTTTTGCTATACGCCCCGGTACACGTGTAGCCCACTTGTGCCAAGATATAGTACCAATACAAACATTACTACCTAAAAAAGATGCTAGCACTACTAAAACCACTCGTTCTAACTGGTTTAAAAAGCGATAAATTTAAACAGTTTGTAGTAGATCTATTAGAAAAACTAGTAGAACAAACTGATAATAAACTAGATGACAAAGCACTAGCAGTTGTTAAAAAAGGACTGGAGATAGAATGACAAATCCAAAGGTAATACCTAAGAAGGCTACCGAGGACAGTTTTAACGAGCTACACTACCTTGTAACAGAGGATTTTCTACGCAGAATACGTAGTGGTGAAGCTACCACACAAGATTTAAAAGCAGCCGCTGACTGGCTCAAGACTAATGATATAACGGGTGTTGCCTACGAAGGCAGCCCCCTTGATAAACTAAACAAAATCATCCCAACTGTTGATCCATCGCTAGTCAAAAGGAAAGTCTATGGCAAAAACTTCTAAGAAACTTGGCACTTACGGTAACAGAGACGGTAAGGATTCTTGCCACGCAAAAGGCAGCACTACTAAAGGAAAGACGTGCCCAGCAAAAGTTAACAGAAAAAGCCGTAAAAAATGACCCCATTACTACCTACACCTGATTACTACTTACACAACTTAATAACCATGACAAGTTCAGAGTCAAAAAGACTATGGAGAAGAGCTATAAAAGAGCATTTTAATTGTCAATGTGTTTATTGCGGAGGATTTTATGAACTACACAACCTTACTATCGACCATGTACGGCCTAAGAGCAAGGGTGGTCAAAGCATTACGAGGAATGTTGTACCCTCGTGTACCAGATGCAATCAGGAGAAAGGTAGCCTTGACTGGCTTAACTGGATGAGAGGTCGATTCGGAGTCACCGACCGAGAACAAACTATATTAGCACACATACAATGAACGACGAAGAAAAACAAAAAGTTGGTAAACGCTTTTTTGACTTTATAGATAAGATAATGCTAACACCTGATCCAGAAATAGTGGAACAGGTTAGGCAAAAAAGACGTGAAGGTAATGTTTACCAACGTACTACACAAGCTATAGGTGATGCTAAAGATAAAGTTCTTGGTACAGTATTCTCTCCTGTAGCTAAAGGTATAGAAGCAGTTAGTGACGCTACTAATATTGATGAAAGAGGAGTGGCCTTAGCCGGTGAGCTGATAATGGATGCCGTGCTTGGTACTAAGTTTTCTAAAGGTGCACTAAGTAAAACTAATAGACTAGGTAGAAGACTTGGTGGTAAGTTGCAAACAGTAGATGGTAGCACTCTTGACAAAGTTGTAGACGTAGCTAATCCTTACAAAGTTACGTCTCAAACTCAACGAGATATACTTAGTCAAGTCAACAACAAGATAACAAGTAAAACACCGATTACTATAACTAGCACAGGTAACGTGCCGGTAGTCGTAGCTCAGCAGGGACAAGGTAATCTTGGAGGTATGAGAACAATAAAAGTAAATCAAGCTATAGATCAAGGTAAAGGTAATTTTAAACTTTTAAACTCAACACAAAAAACAGAAGCAAAAAGTATTGTATCTAATTTAGATGACTTTTTCGAAGCTGGACTACAAGGTAATATTCCCGGGTGGTCAGAAAGCCGTCCTACTACTAGATATACTGGTAACAGAACTTTAACATATACCAGAAAAGATGGCACATCAGGTAGATTATATTTTAACTGGAGTAGATCTAATCAAACTTTTAAAGCTACTGATTTAGATAAACTTATAGCTACTAGATTAAAACGTAAAGAATGGAATATAAATAGTGATTTAAGTAAAAAACAACAAGCAGACGGAATCTATGCTAATGCTAGACAAGAAAATGCAAGAGTAAAAGAGTCTTTAAAATTATTAGAAACAACAGATCCAGAGTTGTTTAGAGAAATTATCGGTGGAGATCAGATATGGTATGTCGAGCACATTCATGCACAAAATTCTCCTTATTGGAATAAACCTAGACCATTTAAACCTAGAGATCCAGAAAATATTATAGCAATTGGTGACGACATTTTTCCAAAAATGAAAACTGCCATCGAAAAAATTATTTACTCCGATCCAAAATACAAAGGAAAAATTTACTTGGATTACGACAGGTCTACAAGAGATTTACTGTTACGTGATGCTCAAACAGATGAAATTATTGGTTCAGCTATACCGGGTATTACTAATACTAGAGACGCTAAAGAAGCGTTTTTACGTGCATTAGCTGGTAAAGATCCTCTTAAATTAGCAGAAATTAACCCTGATCTACGTAAATATATTGATTATCAAGATAAAATTAGCCAAAGTATAGCTCAACGATTACCAGATGTTAATAGCTCAGGTGCAGTTCCTATAGCTCAAGATAGGTTTGAAGAACTTAAAAGAGAACTAGAGTCACTTCAGACAAAACTTGAAGCGAGCGAGACTGGAAAAGGAAAAGTATTAAGTGCTATAGCTACAAAAGCGTTAAAGGCAAAGATAAAACGTATACTACAAGAAATAGAACAATTAAAATTATTTGATACAGCTGGAACGGGTACAGGACTACGAACTAAAGTAAAACCAAAACCTAAAAAGAAAAAACCAGCAAAAGTCAAAAGGACACAAGATGAAAAATATAAGAAAATTATAGAAGAAAATCCACTATTATAATGGACAACAACCTTATATTACTACAGCAAGACTTTAAGCTGTTTCTACAGGCATTGTGGTCACAGCTGGACTTGCCAAGTCCTACGAGGGCACAGTACGCCATAGCAGACTACCTACAGAACGGCCCGAAGCGTTTGCAAGTGCAGGCGTTTCGTGGTGTAGGTAAGAGCTGGATTACTGGTGCGTTCGTATTATGGACACTATTTAACGACCCAGAAAGAAAGGTCATGATTATCTCTGCGTCGAAAGAACGTGCAGACAACATGTCGATATTTTTACAGAAACTAATTATAGACACACCATGGTTAAAGCATTTACAACCCAAGTCAGACGACTCAAGGTGGTCGCGTATAAGCTTCGACGTAAACTGTTCCCCCCACCAAGCCCCCTCAGTAAAGTCCGTAGGTATTACGGGGCAGTTAACTGGATCACGAGCGGATCTCATGATTTTAGACGACATAGAAGTACCCGGAAATAGCTTAACGGAGTTCATGCGTGAAAAACTTTTACAACTATGTACGGAAGCAGAATCTATCCTCACACCAAAAAGTGATAGCCGTATTATGTATCTCGGGACTCCTCAGACTACTTTTACTATTTACCGTAGGTTGGCTGAGCGTAACTACAAGCCCTTGGTCTGGCCTGCAAGATACCCAAGAAAGAAGCAGCTGTCCAAGTACGAAGGACTGCTAGCCTTTGAGATACAAGAGGACATCGAACAGGGAGCACAGGAATGGACTCCTACAGATGACAGATTCTCAGACGAAGACCTGTTGGAGCGAGAGGCTTCGATGGGCAGATCAAACTACCTATTACAATTTCAACTTGATACATCACTATCCGATGCAGCGAAGTTCCCACTTAAGATGGCTGATCTCGTTGTTACTAGCGTTAACCCTAACTCTGCACCCGAAAATGTCGTATGGTGCTCAGACCCAGCAAACGTTATCAAAGACGCACCAAGCGTCGGCCTCCCCGGAGATTACTTTTACTCTCCGATGCAACTTAGTGGGGAGTGGAGTGGATACACAGAAACCATTTGCTCTGTCGATCCCTCCGGTAGAGGCTCTGATGAGACGACCGCTGCTTATCTATCACAGCGAAACGGGTTCATCTATCTACATGAAATGCGGGCTTACAGAGACGGATACAGCGACACTACGCTCCTAGACATACTCAAGGGGTGTGAGAAGTATGATGTCAGCTCACTTGTAGTAGAAACTAACTTTGGAGACGGAATCGTTGGTGAATTATTTAAAAAACATCTACAAAACACGAAACAGGCGATATTTATTGAAGAAGTACGGGCAAATGTTAGAAAAGAAGACAGGATTATTGATAGTCTTGAGCCTGTGCTTAACCAACATCGTCTTATTGTCGATAGGGGTGTTATTGACTGGGATTACAACAGCAACCCCACAGAAGCCCCCGAACAACGACTACTCTATATGCTCTTTTACCAAATGAGTCGTATGTGCCGTGAAAAACGGGCAGTAAAACACGACGATAGGCTAGATTGCCTTGCACAGGGGGTAAAATACTTCACAGATGCCCTTTCTATCAGTGCAGAGCAGCAAATAGCCCTAAGAAAGCAAGAAGAATGGAATACAATGCTCGAAGAGTTCCTAGATGACCCCCAAGCATCAGCTAATCATATGGT